TTATAGTCCACAAACAAGTGGTTTAATAGACAAAGGTGGTAGACAAAAAAAACAAAAAGTTACATCTAAATTAAGTGATAAATCAATCACCACAGCTGCCATTGCAATCTACATGCCAAACTCTATTAAGGCAAGTTATCAACAAAATTATGAAGGCGATACTGCTGGTATAGCAGGTGATTTAGAGGCAATTAAAGGTAGTATAGATAAACTAGCTGCTTCAGCAGGTGGTCCGCCAGGTACAGGTATGACATCAGCACAAATTAAGGCAGCGTTAGCAGGTGGTACAGGTATGGCAATACGACAAGGTAAAAAATTAGTTGGTGAATTAGTTAGTATGGCAGGTGCAGGTGACCCCGTTAGATTTTTACAAAAGAGAAGTGGTAACGCATTAAATCCTAGAAATGAACAGTTTTATGATTCACCAGACTTTAGAAGTTTCTCATACACATTTGATTTTTGGCCTAGAAACATGGACGAAGCAA